CCAAGACCCCCACCGATCAACAGATCCGCACCCAGATCATCCCGGCGCTGCTCAACGCAGTGCAGGATGAATCCGACCAGGACATCCTGACCATCACCGCGATCTTGGAACACGCATCTGAGAATCCAGGTGCGCTCGCAGGGATCTTGCGTGGCGCCAGCACAGCCATCGCCGCCCAAGCCGCCGAGATCGAGCGGCTGCGAGAGAAGTGCAAGGTGCCGGAGTGGCCTCTGTACACATCACTCGACGAGAAGATTGCTAGTAGGGACAAGGAGACCGCTAGTATGAAGGACCGTCGCGAGCGAGACGCCCTGGTGCGTAAGTTCGCCGCCGATGTGAGCACCTGGACGGTCGAGAAGTTGCGGGCAGGCTTCGCACAGCCTACCACTATTGCCAAAGCCATCGAGAGAGATCACATGACACAACGCCCCGTCCCGCCCGACCTCATCAGTGAACAAGCCATGCGCATCTCCTACCAAGCCGCTGAGATCGAGCGGCTGTCATCCGCTTTGGAGCAGGCGTATGGCGAGATTAATAGGTTAGAGACTGAGAACTCCGTCCTATCTTGCGAAAGCAACGCGCTTAAGTACTGCTTAGATGAATCCGCCGACCGGATCATCATGTTACAACCGCCGCCGCCAGATCCTCCTGGAGACCCGCTTCGTGGCTACGATGTTCGGACGCTGCCGCCCCCTCCGCCACCTCCACCACCTCCTCCAGATCCTCCTGGAGACTACGAGGTCGATGGTCGGACGCCGTGGTTCCGCGCCGGTGGCCAGCGGAGAAAATAACACTATGGAACAAATCCCATTTCATTTACAACCAGTCCAGTATTACCCTGGTACTACAGTTGAACTAGGCTTTCATGAACAACATGAAATGCCATATCCAGAACTAACGGACATGTCATTTCTAAACCTGTCTGGATGGTTTGGACCAACACAATCAACTTTCATTAAAAAGAAAATTGACAGTTTATCAGATGGCGCACATATAGTTGAGATTGGCGTGTGGATGGGACGCTCTGCGGTATTTACTGCACAGTGCATAAAGGACTCTGGTAAGGATATCACCTACACTGTGATTGATACTTTTAAAGGCTCTCAAAATGAGACAGAGCATATTAATACTGTTGCTGACCACGGTGGTTCCATCCGTCATATTTTTGATGAAAACACCAAGCACCTAAAAGATTATATGAGAGTAAAAGAAATGACTTCATCAGAAGCAGCAGAGTGGTTTACCGACCGCTCACTAGATCTAGTTTTTATTGACGGGGATCATAGTTTTGACGGAGTTTATTCTGATATTATGAACTATCTTCCTTTAATAAAGAAAGGGGGGACGCTTGCAGGAGACGACTATCACCCTGTATGGGGTGTGTTTAATGCGGTCTCTCTCACTCTAGGAACAAGAAATATACATGTCTTCGGACAAATATGGATTTACAATGCTTAATTCTACAATAGGAATGGCGGGTACGGATCGGCACCCAATGAAACTTTCATTAGGGTGGAAAACTTACAGCATACAACTTCGTGTGTTGGATGACGCTTTTGGCGAGGTGGACTTTCATAAAAATACAATCTATCTAAACCCAAATCAAAGTGATGTGGATTATAGAGAGACGCTCCTACATGAGATTATCCATGTACTTTATTTTATGAATGGTCTCAGCCAAGAATGTGAAAAACTCAGTCTTACCGATGAGCTTTTAACAACACTAACATCACAAAATTTATTCAATTTTATGTTTAATAACAAAAAATTATTCCACTTTATTTTATACGGAAACCAAGATTACCCCAAGAATGCTGGTAAGGGGGATTTACTACATGAATAACATCGAAACACTTTATAACAGTATCATTGACGAATACCAAAAAATTGTAACCGAGTATGTCGTTATAGACGACAATAACTTGAGCCAGGAAATGGTTCGCTTGCCAGCCATACATGCTTTTTTTGGAGAGCTTCTTGCTTTTAGCAAAGAGCGATTGGACACCATCACTAATTTCTATGAAACACTCGATTCTAGTTTAAAGGGGGCAATCTATAATGAAACACAGAAAAAAGTCACCGCCGCTCATGCGGATGCCAGCGTAAACAGCAACCCACAAATAGCAAGATCTAAAAATGATATTGTGCAGGCTGCCCATAGATACACGCTAGCCAGGAATCTTCTCTCCAGTTTGGAGGTGAAAAAGGATATGATAGTACAGCTATCAGCCAACAAACGCGCTGAAGCTAAACTGTTCGAACAAAACTAACAAAAATTAACTATGGTAAACCTAGACAAACTAAAAGAGAAATACCAGTCTTTAACTACTGGCAAGGGTAACAATGATGAGTTCCTTAAAAACTTTTTCATGATGGAGGATGGGACTTCACTCGTCCGTATTCTCCCGTGGAAAAATGAAGACCAGGATTTCTACGCCCAATCTTCTATTCACAATTTTAATGGAACAAACATTCACTGCCTACGAGAAATAGGCAAGGATTGTCCTGTCTGTGACGCATATTTTGATATGTGGAAAAAGATTAATATAATCGGAAAAGAAACGCCTCTCGGTAAAGACATGGCTATCCAAGCCCGAACACTCCGTGGTCGGAAACGCTTCTATATGAATTGTGTTGATCGTCGGGATGAGAGCGTTAAAATCTTATCTGTTGGGCAATCTCTTTTCACTAAGATCCTAGATTGCTTCATGGATCCAGATTATGGCGACATTACAGACTTCGCTGAAGGATTTGATTTTAAAATCGTGAAGGATAAAAAAGGTGAGTGGCCGAATTATGATAAATCGTGCAGCAAACCAAAATCAACTCCTGCCGGAAGCGCGCAACAGATTGCTGCGTGGATGGACGAATTACATGATATTCACTCCTTGGTTAAACTAAAGGAATACAGTGAGATCAAAAAAATAGTACAGGTGTATATCTCTTCCCTAGAAGAAGTTAAGCAAGGTGCCCAAGGTTCGGGGGAAGATGAGGATTCTGATGACAACTACTTGGCTCATCTAAAAACTAACAGGGCTTCAACCACAGAGGATGAAGAACTTGAAGTAGAGAGCACAAAGGAGTAACCTATTGACGGCGAAGGGGGTGTTAAAAAACACCCCCTATTTTTTTAACAGACAAATGCGTAAACTTAAAATCCTTGCTTGCCCTTCCAACCATGGCGGTTGTGCCTACTATCGTATTTTAATGCCTATGGAAAAACTGGCTGAACTTCATAAGGATGAAGTTGAAATTCGTTTTAATGACAACCCTCTTAGTTGGGACAAAGAGAAAAATCAAAAATCACCTGCGAATTTTGATTTCGCAGACATAGCCTGGGCTGATGTTGTATTCACACAGAATATTCATAATTTTGGCCCGTTCTATACTATTGACCTTCTAAAGAAGGCGCATGAGTTAGGAAAATTTACTCACTTTGATACTGACGATTTAATAACTGATGTTTACAAAGGGCACCGCCTACACAGTTTATACATAGACAACCAACTTGATAAACTAACAGAGTATATTTACAACAATGTTGATTTGGTGTCCGTCACACAAAAGAAGTTTGCGGAGCGAATCATAAAGCATGTCCGTTGTGCGCTTGTTGTTATAAAGAATACTATTGATTATAACCTGCCTTGTTGGAATCTACCAAGAGCGCCAATAGGGTCTAAACCATTGAAAATGGGTTGGGTAGGAGGTATCCACCACGATGTAGATGTTAAGCACTTCGCTGGAATTCCGAGATTGGTTAATCAAGCGGCTGGCAAAGAGAATGTCTTCTGGGGCTTCTACGGTCGTCCACCACAACCACCTGGGGAGAAACCAGACTGGCAGCAAGATGTTTGGGAGGGGTATGAGCGTATGTTAGCTTTTGGTTTAAAAGCGGATAGAAATTACAGAATATTCCCAGCCCTCCCTCCGAATGCTTACGGAGAAATGTATACCAACATAGATGTAAATCTCGCTATCCTAGATGACAATCCATTCAACGACTCTAAATCAGAAATCAAAGCAATTGAAGGAGCTCGATATGGAGTTCCTCTTGTGGCTACAAATGTTGGGTGTTACGACGAACTTATCGTCAATGGACAGACGGGCTATCTTATATCACCAAACAACCCCAACAGCGAGTGGGTTAAAGCACTTTCGAAGTGCATCAAAAACCCTAAACATGTATACGAGATGGGTCAGAATCTTAAACGAGTTTGTGATGAACTGTACGACATCAATAAGGTTGTTGGTGGAAGATTACAACTCTATAAGCAGATTCTGGCAATTAAAGGAATGTCCCTTACCGACGCTGGTGAAGAACAAAAAGAAAAGAACATAATTGAGATGGAAAATGAATAAACTTAGTATTGTAGCCTGTATCAAAAATGAGGGAAGATACCTTAAAGAGTGGCTTGATTTTCATCTTCTTGGTGGAGTTGAGCATTTTTATTTGTACGACAATGTTAGTAATGACAACACTTGCATAGTGCTAGAGCCATATGTGGCAAAGGGGTTGGTTTCCTATTTTTATGTTGACATGGACATGTGTCAGTTTGCGTGTTATTATAACGCTCTGACAGCTTTTAGAGACCAAACTGAGTGGATGGCGTTCATAGATGCTGATGAGTTCCTGTTCTCGCCAAAAGGCAGTCTAGCAACTAATCTTGATAAGTACAAACAGTACCCTGGAATTGTTGTCAATGAAGTATTTTTTGGCTCAAATGGGCATATTGACAGACCGAAAGGATTGGTAATTGAAAACTATACTAAACGGGAGGAAAAGTTGAATCTCCATGTTAAAAGCATATGCCAGCCCTCCCGTACTTTGTGCCCAGCCAATAACCCACACACCTTTCTATACTTTGGGGGTACAGGGGTTACTGAGAATGGCGTACCGAGCACGGAACCTCTAACGCCAACCCACTCTTCCGATGTATTCCGCATTCATCATTACTGGGTGAAATCAAAAGAAGATTACGAGGGTAAAATTAGGCGTGGCAGAGCAGATGTTCCCAAACGGGATCCAAACTTTCGTTACTCAACAGGAATTGGACGGACAGTAGAAAATGTTATCACATTGGACAATGAAGTGGAGGATAAAATCCTTCTTCCTTACGCAGCACGATTAAAAAATGAAACACAAAATTAAAATCATTAGTGGTTGGACTATGCCTGGGGGCTCAACAATTGCTTTTATCAATCTTTGCAATGCCCTTAATGCCGCAGGGCATGATTGCACTTTTTATGGTCCCCACAGTTGGCACTTAGATAAGTGTAAGGCTGAGGATGTTAAAAGCTGTGCCCCACCAACAAAAAATGAAATTGTTATCGCGCACTATCTTAATTTAGACTTTCGCCCGGATGCGAAGAGAGTTATCTTGTCGTGCCATGAAAAAGATGTTTACCCCATACAACGGAAATTTCATTTTTGGGATTCTATTGCGTATGTGTCTGAAAAACAAATGTGGTGGCAAGGTGTTCCTGGTAAAGTAATACCAAATATTATTTCGGATATCAAACGGGTACGAACAATTCGAACAGCGGCTGGGGTTATTGGAAGTATTGACAGGAATAAAAATACCCACGCCTCAATAAGGGAAGCTTTCGCAAAAGGATACCCTGTGGTACTTTTGTTTGGCAATATAACAGACTGGGTTTATTTTGATGAAAAGGTAAAACCATATGTAGACTCTGGACAGGCGAGATTGATGGGGCATGAGGATGATAAATCTAAAATGTATTCCATGCTGGATGCCGTATTTCATTTTTCACTAAGTGAAACTTTCAATTTTATTAAACCTGAATGCGACCTCGCGGGGGTTAAATATTTTGGGTCTTCGAAGGCTGACTCCGGGTCTAAATATTATGCGACAAAAGCAGACATTGTAAAGTTATGGGAAGAGGAATTTGATGCGTAAGTTAAAAATTGTATTGGTGGCTCCTATGTCAACCACCCGTCACAGAGACGAAATAACTCCTTTTCGTTTTGATTACGCGTATTGGAATATATACCTCCCCTTACTTTTTTTAGGGCATGAAGTATATCTGTGCGATACCTCGGTCATGGGCGGTACGGAACTTAAAAGCATGGTTAATGTTTTTAAGCCTGATTTAGTATTCTGTGTAATGACTGGGAACCACATAGTATGCCCACATGAGCCATGGAATGAAATTCGTGATATAACTAGTTCAAAATCCAGTTTTACTTTTAATTGGTTTTGTGATGATTCGTGGAGATTCGATAGTTTTTCTAATAAGGTGTGCTGGGCATTTAACGCATGTTCAACTCCTGAAAAATCTTTTGTTGAGAAGTACAAAGCCATAGGGTATCAAAATATTGTGTACGCTACTTGGATGGCGAACCATCGGGTCTATACTCCCGTAACAGGAATTACACACCCATATATGTTTGGGTTTGTTGGTGCGAAGCGTTCCGACCGTGCCGAGGCGATACAGGCTATTGAGCAGCACACTAGGCGAACAGTAATGTCTTCTTTGGGAACCTCCTTTGAAGATATGCTATGGGCATACCAATCAAGCAGAATAGGGCTCAATTTCACTAAAAACTCTATGTTGGAAGGAACTCAAATGAAGGCTAGAATTTTTGAAATCGCTGCAACAGGAAATCTAGTACTAACACAGGGGACACCAGATCTTATTAATTGTTTTGATTCAAATGAAATAGTAACTTTTTCAACCAAGGAAGAGTTGTGCAGCGTGGCGGATACTTTGCTGAACAACCCACAGTATGTCAGCAAAGTTGCCAAGGCGGGGTACCATAGATTTTTGCGCGACCATACTTCGGAAGTTCGTCTTACAAAATTATTAGAGGAGTTGGGATTTTAAAGTGAAACAAATACCTTTTTACGATTTAAATTCATGGGATGAAACTAATGCGCGCATCTCGTCGAGTAGCAACATACACTTTGATCAAACGATCCCACCTGAGGACGCTAATAATTTTTTATCCGTTATAGCGTGCGATGTTTATATTGTCCCGTTTTTACAAGGTCTATCAGCGCCCAATAAGATTGCATGGTTATTAGAGCCTCCGTCAATAATTAATAGGATTTATGAGTTTGTCGCTGGCAATATAAATCAGTTTCAATGTGTATTCACGCACTGTAGAAAGTTTGTTGAGTTATTCCCTAATAAGGCGGTGTACTACCCTTTTGGCACAACAAGTATAAAAGTGGAAGATGTTGGGTACAACACAAAAACAGACAAAGTTTGTATGATAGTTTCGGATAAGAAAGTAACCGCAGGGCATAAATTCAGGCATGAAGTGGTTGAGAAATTCAAAGATAAAATAACGAGATTGAAATGCGGTGGGGAACGGGAATATAAACTCCCGTACTTAAAAAACTGCATGTATTCAATTGAAATTGAGAACGGGCAATTTGATGGTTATTTTTCAGAGAAACTAATTGATTGTTTCCTAACTGGGACAGTTCCTATTTATTGTGGTGACCCCACAATTGGACAAATTTTTGATACAGAGGGTATGCTTTCCTTTAATAGCATAGATGAATTAGAAGTAATTTTAAATTCAGATTTGTCTCAGGAACGGTACCACAGTATGAAGGATGCAATATCAAATAATTTTTACACCGCGCACAACTATTTAAACCCACAAAATTTTATCAAAGCTGCTTTAGTTGAAAGGGGGTTAATTTAACAATGCCCACTGTACTCGTTACTGGATCGTTAGGTTTAATTGGGGCAGCTTGCGCGGAATTTTATTTAAAGAAAGATTATAAAGTCATCGGTATTGATAATGACTCTAGAAGGTTTTTCTTTGGGGAAGAAGCCTCCGTACAAAAAGAATTGGAGTCTCTTGTAAAATATGAAAATTACACCCATGTTTGGAATGATATTCGTAGCCCCTCTTTAGAAGGGTTGTTCGATGGGACTATAGACATGATAGTTCATTGCGCCGCGCAACCTTCCCACGATTGGTCATATAAAGATCCAAAACTTGATTTTGATATAAATGCAGTAGCGACTTTACATCTATTAGAGTTATTTAAACAAAAGTGCCCAAATGCATTGTTTGTGTTTTTGTCCACCAATAAAGTTTATGGGGATAACCCTAATAAGTTGCTATTCGTTGAAAATGAAACAAGATTTGCGCCAACAAATTCTAGTGGTATCAATGAATTGTTTCCTGTGGATAATTGTGTGCATAGCATATTTGGGGTTAGTAAGTTAGCGGCTGATATGTTGGTACAAGAATATGGTAAGAATTTTAAATTGAAAACGGTTGTTTTGCGGTGCGGGTGTTTGACAGGACGAAGCCATAAAGGTGCGGAACTGCACGGGTTTTTAGCTTACCTAGCCAAGTGCGTGCAGAATAATTTTGCTTACACAGTTTATGGGTATAAAGGAAAACAAGTTCGTGACAATATACACGCATTGGATTTAGTGGAATGTATAGATGAAATTTATCGTGGACCAGATGTTTTTGGCGAGGTATTTAATTTGGGTGGGTCTACTCAGTCTAACATTTCCATGTTGGAAGCCATAACTGCTTTTGAATCTCTTTTTAATAAAAAATTAACTTACTGTATCGAGGACACACCAAGAAAAGGAGACCATATATGGTATGTTACCGATATGACAAAATTTTTAACTTGGTACCCTAATTTTAAATTTAAATATCCTTTAGTAGAACTTATACAATCATTTGCTCAACATCATGGAACAACCCCCCAAAATTAGCATCATAGTCCCTTGTTTCAACGGGGCTAAAACTCTGATGGACTGTCTGACGGCTATCAAACTTCAAGACTATCCAAATATTGAAGTTCTTTTTGTGGACAACGAGAGTACAGATGGCAGCCTTGCTTTGGCTGAGTATATAGCTAGAGAGGGTTCTTTCCCCCAACTAAAAGTGTTAGGGTCAGTCCCAAATATCCACAAATACTCTTGGGAGGAGCCTGTTTCTTTTGCTATGGAGCATATGACTGGTGACTATTTTACGATTATAGGCGTAGATGATTATATTCACTATTCGTATATTAGTAATAATGTAGACCTTCTTTTACAAAATCCTGACTGGCTTTGTTGGCAAACAGGCATGTATTCAACTGATGGTGTAACTGAGGAAGCGCATGGAAAAACCTACCAAACAATTGAGGAATTGAAATCTCTTTTAGTGCAGGCTTGTGTGGTTCATACCCCAACTGTGTTCTATAAAACTTCACTCAAAACAGATGGTCACATGACCTATAATTCTAAGGAGTACCTTGGGTCTTCGGACTACGATTTGTATTGTCAACTCACTGACAAAGGAATCTTTATACACGCTACTCCTATGTTATACGGCTACTTTTATAGAAAGTCCGCAGGGCAAGCCTCAAAGGGTATGTTCACTGAGTATATGTCCGGGAATAGAATTGATGATGTCATTCGGTCTAAATGGAAACAAAAATGGAAATTGTAAACGATATCACTCTTAATGACGAAGTTCTCACTAAACTCCGAGTCGGCGTAAACAAACTCGCTGACGCAGTTAAAAGCACGCTTGGTCCACGCGGACAGTATGTTATCATACAACGCGACAATGGGCTTGAACCAATGGTTACCAAGGACGGCGTTACTGTTGCTAACGCTATTAAACTTGACGATCCAGTTGAGAATTTAGGTGCACAGTTGGTTCGGCAATCCGCATCAAAGACCGCTGATATGGCTGGCGACGGAACAACTACAGCCACCATTCTCGCAGCGGCTATTTTTAATGAAGGGATGCGAAGTGTTATGGCAGGAGCGTCACCAATCCAAATCAAAAGTGGGATTGAAAAAGCGGTTGGAGCAGTTATAGCTGATTTGCAATCCCATACGATTAAGATCAAAACTCATGAGGAAATACAAGCAATAGCCACTATTGCAGCGAACAACGATCCTGCTATTGGATCCAAGTTGGCGGAAGCCTTTGCCAAAGTGGGTGCCGATGGTGTTATTACAGTTGAAGAGGGTGGTGGAGTAGATACTACCATTGAATGGATTGAGGGCATGCAGTTTGATCGCGGCTATATCTCCCCCTACTTTACAAATAACAAACCAAAAACAGAGTGTGTGTTGGAGAACCCCTACATTCTTATTTTTGATAGGAAGCTGTCTAATTTTAATGATTTGCTTCCGCTGTTGGAAGAAGTGTCTAAGAAAACTAGACCCCTCTTAATCATCGCTGACGAGATTGAAGGTGACGCGCTAACAGCAATGATTGTAAACCACACACGCGGCGCTTTTACTTCCTGTGGTGTGAAAGCACCTAGTTTTGGTGAGCACCGCTCAAACTTGCTTAACGATATTCGTGTGATGACTGGTGCTGCATTACCGCCACCGGGAGTTTACACTATTTCTGATATCAAATTAGAGCATCTTGGTAGTGCGAAACGAATCATAGTTACTAAAGACACCTGCACTATTCTTCGTGGCGAAGGAAAGGAAGTGGAAGAGCATGTAAATGCGTTGCGTGAAGAACTAAAATCAAAAGGAACCGCAAAGACCTATGACAAAGAAAAATTACAAGAGCGTTTGGCTAAACTCACAAGTGGAGTAGTCACTCTTCGTATTGGTGCGCTAACAGAGGCGGAGTTGATGGAGAAGAAAGCGCGTGTGGATGATGCCTTGCATAGCGTTAAAGCCGCATCTGAATCAGGGTTTCTCCCTGGCGGTGGAACTGCCCTTCTACGGGCACAGAAAAGCATTGACGCACTACCTACCGATTCGCATGGTGAAGCAGTTGGCATGACAATAGTACGCGCTGCTCTTGAATACCCATTACGACAAATCGCAATGAACGCTGGTCAGGATGCGTCAGTTGTTTGTAATTTGGTTAAAAGCCACGCGTTGTATTCAGAAGGGTATGACGCTCGCAATGGAACTTACACAGACCTCGTTGAGGCTGGTATTATTGACCCAACCAAAGTTGTATGCTCAGCATTAATGAATGCCGCATCTATCAGCGCTATTCTTTTGAACACTCGCGCAATCATTAGTTTTAAAAAGATCAGTGCATAACATTTTATTAGTTGGACACCATGGATTTGTGGGAAGTGAACTGCACAAACGATTGGGAAAAGAAGGGAATAATGTCTTTTGCTATAACATAGATTGGAGTTCTAGGGGTGCAGTAGATAAACTTTTTAGTACCACCCCCTTTAAATTTGATTTCATTATTAACTGTGCCGCCAGAGGTGGTCGGCGTCTCGTAAAAGATGATATGCAAGTATACGAGAATAATGTTTCCATTTTTATGAACTTAGCAAAATATGCGCCGCAAGTAAAAGGGTTGTTTACTTTTTGTTCGGGTAGGGCATATGGCGAGGGAAATTTAATGAGTGCTCATGGTGTACCCAAACCAAATGCCAACCAAGGCTGGTATGGTCTTTCTAAAGCGATGATAGCTCAAACCGCTGGAAAGATTCCAAACGCAGTTGTTTTCCGTTTATTTGGATGTTTTGGTGAGTTGGAACCCGCAACTAGGCTGCTAGCTTCTTTTAAGCGCTCCGCATGGACTGGGGAAAAATTACATATAGACCAGAATTATTTTGATTTGTTTTCCGTGAAGGATGTTGGCACCGTGGTAGACCATTACCTTCGGAACTATGAAATTCGCGATATGCCAAAGGATCTTAATTTGGTTTACTATAGAAAATACACCATACCCGGAATACTAGAGGTCTTTAACAGGTACAGCCGTGGTCAGGTTCAAATTAAACAGTACAACGGGACACATACTTTCGTTGCCGAGAATATGAAACAAGATTCCCTGTATGATAATTATACGGGATCAAGCGCAATACTTGATGATTTATCTTTGCCATTAGAGGGTCTTGTACAAGGTATTAAAACATACGCAGAGCGTTAAATATGATTACAAAAGAACAGATACTGAAGCAAGTAGAATTGTATTTTAAACAGGAGCAACAAACTTGGGTACCTGGGGAATGGATTCCCTACTCTGGTCCTGTGTACGACGATAAAGAGTTTTCTGCTGCAATAAAATCTCTGCTATCTAAATGGCTTATATTTGGGGAGATTGGTCGTGAGTTTGAAATTAAATTTTCCCCGCACCTTGGTAAGAAGTTCGGGGTCTTAACAAACTCTGGAAGTTCTGCGAATCTTTTGATGTGGGCGGCTGCAAAATCCCCCAATGGATTGAATTATCAGCCGGGAACAAAAATAATCACGCCTGTTGTTTGTTTTCCAACCACTATTAATCCAATTATTCAAATGGGATTCACTCCCGTGTTTGTAGATGTGGATTTGCCCAGCCTCAATTTAAATTTAGATCAAGTAGAGGCTGCGTGTGAAAACGATCCAGAGATTAGAGGCATAACCTTCGCCCATGTACTCGGTAATCCACCAGACATGGATAGATTGGAACAGATATGCAAGAAGTATGATTTGCACTTCTTTGAAGATTCGTGCGATGCACTTGGATCCTTTTATAAAGGGAAACCACTGGGTTCCTTTGGTATTATGTCCACCTGTTCCTTCTTCCCTGCCCACCATATGACGATGGGAGAGGGTGGGTATGTTGCTACTGACAGGGGATCGCTCCGTAAGGTGATTACAAGCCTACGAGACTGGGGCAGAGACTGTTACTGCAACATCGCTAAGCCTGGGTGCTGCATGGGAGATACAGCCTGTGGGAACCGTTTCCAGGAGTGGCTATCTCTTCCAGTTGAGTATGACCACCGCTATGTTTTTAGCGAAATAGGTTACAATCTCAAACCGCTTGATTTGCAGGCTGCCATGGGACTTGAACAACTGAAAAAGTTACCAATGCTTGATAGTGCTCGCCGCGCAAACCATAAAACTCTAACTAAGATCTTTGAGAAGCACAGTAAGCATTTTATGTTAACTGAGGCAACTGAAGGATCCGATCCTTGCTGGTTTGGATTTCTTGTAGGGGTGAAAGAAGATGCCCCATTTAAGAAGAGCGACTTAGTTCGTTTCTTTGAAGACAGCAAAGTGCAAACCAGATCTTATTTTAGTGGTAACATTCTATACCACCCTGGGTATCAACATATGGCGAAAGGATTAGATTTAGATAAACTATACCCAAACGCCAAAAGAGCAACAACAGATTTTTTCTTTCTAGGAACCTTTGCGGGTTTAATGGAGGAACAGTTATCCTACATAGGGACTAAACTGGATGAATTTATGGAGAAGTATAATGTATAAAGTTATTGTAACTGGTTGTGGTGGATTTATTGGTTGGCATATCGCCATGCTTCTTCTAAAGGAGGGGCATATGGTATATGGAATTGATTCATGTACCTATGCGTCCAACCGCGCTAGAATGCTTAAATTGGACTTTGAAAATTATAAACTCGATGAACGCCTGAAAAGATATACATTCGAACAGTGTGATATACGAGAACTTCATCACTTGCCTGAGTGTGATTTTGTAATTAATTGTGCCGCTGAAACTCATGTGGATAACTCATTAAAAGGTTCCGCCGTGTTTATGGACAGCAATATTGGTGGTGTGTATAAATTGTTAGAGTTGATCCGTGGCCGATCACAATATGGCATGCCTACATTTATTCAGTTCAGTACGGATGAAGTGTACGGGGATTCAAATGTGCCACACACTGAAGAGAGTCTACTTAGACCTAGTAACCCATATGCAGCAACAAAAGCCGCAGCGGATCAACTTATTAACGCTTGGGGACGAACCTACAACATGCCATACATTATTCTGCGCCCATCAAACAATTATGGTGAAGGGCAATTCCCGGAAAAGCTAATTCCAAAAGCCATAGCGAATTTGTTGCAAGGCAAAAAAATCCCTCTTCATTTGAAAGGCACCCCTTTTCGTACATGGCTCCATGTCGAAGACACAGCAAGGGCAGTTCTATCTTTACTTAAATGGTTAAACTCTAAACCAAAATCCCCTAAACCAAAATCACCTAAACCAATACAGGAAATATTTAATATTTCCGGTGATATCCTAGAGCAGAATATAGATGTTGTAAGCCGCTTAATAAGGGCAGTGCATGGAACATCAAATAACCTAGATAAGTATATTGAGTGGGGTTACGAGCGTCCTGGTGCGGATTTAACTTATCGCCTTAATGATAATAAGTTTCGCTATGAGACGGGCTGGAAACCTGAGGTTACTGATTTTGATAAGGCACTAGGAGATATTGTGTCATATGAAACAGAAAATAATAGGATTTTAGAATGGGTCCAGTAGCACCAAAAATTTACTTCCGTCTGTTCGAATTAATTAGTAAACACAAACTTCACCACATAAGCAGTTGTGTGACAGCCCTACCAGTTCTAATGCATATGCATGAAATGGCTAAAGGCGGAGACAATATTGTGTTGTCGGCGGGACACGCTGGGCTTGCTTTGTATGTCGTCAAAGAATATTTTTCTAAAGGAGCAATCGACGCTGAAGACCTATTAGAAAAACACGGTGTTCATCCACATAAGGATGTTGTTAATGGTATTCCGTGCAGCACTGGCAGTCTAGGAATGGGAATTGGTATAGCGTGCGGTATGGCTATGGGTAACCCACAAAAGGATACTCATTGTATGATCACGGACGGTGAAGCCGCAGAAGGAGCCGTGTGGGAAACTTTACGGTTCATTCACGCAAATAAAATTTCGAATCTTAAAGTATATGTTAATATGAACGGGTATTGTGCGTATGACAAAGTAGACCGCGAGTACTTAAATAGCGTTTTGCGTGCAATGTGCCCTTCAATTTTTATAGCAGACACCCACCTCCTCCATAACCATTTTGAATTAGACGGTGTGACTGGGCACTACGAGAACATTGACCAGTACTCAAAAAGAATAACTAAACCTTTATCGGATATAATATGGACTCTGTAAGAACTTCCTTTGTAAAAGAATTACACAAGTGGATGCACAACTTGAAATTTATGTGTGTATTGACTGGTGATTTAGGGTATGGGGTTTTAGACGATCTTAGACTTGATTTCCCTGATAGGGTTTGGAACATGGGAGCCTCAGAGCAACTAATGATTACAGCTGCCGTTGGTCTTGTGGGCGAAGGAAAACTCCCCATATGCTATTCTATTTCCCCCTTTTCTGTTTTGCGCCCTTTTGAGGCTATAAGGAACTACTTGTCTTACGAGGGAACCCCAGTTAAAATTGTGGGTATTGGGACTGGAGACGACTATGCTAGTTTGGGGTATTCCCATTCTGATGACAAGGTAATTGATTCCTTAGAAGCATTGGGTGGCATTAAGATTTTTACTCCGCAGGATGCAGATGATGTTAAAGATCAGATGGCTGCGTTTCTTGATCCACACTGTCCTTCGTATATGAATCTCAAAAAATAATGAAAATCGCCGTCACAGGATCCACAGGATTTGTTGGGAAGAACCTCATGGAAATGTTTCCATCGTTTATCCCAATCAAAAGCAACCTATTGCAGTTTGGAGCATTAACTCATGAATTGAGCGAAATGAAACCTGATGTTGTTATTCATTTGGCTAGTCATGTTGGCGGGCTATTCCACAATCAAAAAAATGCTCTGTACATGTACGAAAACAACATCGTAATGAATACTAATGTGTTGACAGTATGTGCTGCATTAAAAATACCTAAGGTTATCTCCACGCTTAGTACTTGTGTGTTTGACGATACACAAGTACCCTTTAATGAAACTGACATAGACGGAAAATTACCTCTGGGCGCTCACCGTCTGTATGCTGTAGCGAAACGAGCGATGTATGAACAC